TCAGCTATTTGCCCCAAAGCCATAGACACATCAGGGCTAGAAAGGCTAGAGGCATAAGGCGAAGAAGCATGATTCCAATCAATAATAACATTATCTGCAGTCTTTCGCTCATAAAATACTCTTACGATTTCCTCTAGGTCTTTTAGTGTGATAGTGCTTATTTTATTGCCATTCATGCGAGAGTTTACATCGCCTAAAGCCAGTGTTAAAAATGGCTTGCCTTTGATAAGGCTGGCTACTGGTCTCAATTCGCTCAGTGCCTTATATTCTTGGTCTGCTTTATCCATTTGTCCTACCACTTTTTTAGCCCATGTATAGCCAGCATCACCGCCCCAGCCATCCCATGCTTGTCTTCCCTTGCCATATACCGCCCATGTTGAGCCTTGTTTATCGACTTCATGACGGGTAAAATAGGCAAGCATACGACGCACAGTATCCGGCGATAATTGTTTTGCATTGATTAAATCTCTTGCTCTTGCGATGCCTATAGGAGTCATACCCCTTTGAGATGACGGCTTTTTTGCTCGATTATCTAAAGCGCGTTTAGCAGCTTCTTGAGCACCTTTAGGCGGGGTAAAATCAATGTGGCTATATTTATCTGGAATCGCTAAATTCATTAACTCGGTCGAGTTTTTGAGTTGTTGATTGATCACTTGCTTTTCAAATTTACTCATCTCTAAGACTCCTCAATCTCTCTGCCATAGCAAGAGATGGGTTTTGTGCCACTTGTCTATCTTGGCTAGTGCGCACCGCCTCAATGGGTAATTCACCGGCGCCGATTCTTTGTCTTATCGCGCGCTCTAGATTGTCGTCTGGGGTAAGCAGTTGACTTGATACTAGAGCTGGCAAAGAGTTTAAGGCGTCTGTAAGCTCGTCATTATCTAGGCCTGTATGCACTAGACGGGGAAGCTTTGAAGATTCGATCTTGCCATAATTGAAATTGATTAAACGCCCGATTGTACCACCACCGGCACGATCTTGCCCAGATATAGCAGATGCGACTAGATCAAGAAAGTTTATGCATGCTCTTCTAAATACAGACAAGTGCACTTCACCGACCGACCTAGCGCCAGTGTCCGAAATGCCTAGATTCAAAAATTGAGCCATAAAAGCTTGACTTATTTGATTATCGCATTCTTGAATGACTTTAAGCGCGCCATCTGGATTGAAGCCAGCTTGACTACCAAAAGCGCTAAACTTTACCGCCGTATTTTCCACTAAATAGGATTGCTCTTGAGCGATATAAGATTGTGCTTGCCTTACAGCTTCATTGATCATCTCAGATAGTTGCCCATCAGTGAAGCCAGATCGCTCAGCGACCTCTCTATCAACAGCCACGACAGGCGTAGGGATAGCCCAGCGCTCAACGCCAACAGATAATAAATTTGCTGTTCTTTGTTTTTGAGACCACCACCACCAGCAAGGTCTTAGAAGCCCAATGCCTTCAAAATTTGCACCAGTTTTATTTAAGGTTAGTAGCAACAATTTTGATGCTGGTATGGGTTGAGGCTGTACGCCCCCCACCATGTTTTGAATAACGCCATCTAAATTACGACCGTCAGCAGATAGCCATCTTTGATGAGATGATGGCTCACGATCCGCATATCTTTTTAAAAATACTTTTTCTTGCCCAATAGAGTCTTTTTCAACGCAATAGATTTCCTCAGCATATCGCCAGCCTTGAGGGATAAATTCCAATAGATATCCTAGTTGTTCTTCCCATGAAATATCCATCATGCCACTATACCCATCAAAGCCAAAACATTCATTCGCGAATCGTGCCAGCTCCTCGGCCACATCGCTATCATCACCAGCCTTGAAAATCCATTTAGCAGATAATAAGGTTTGCTTCACCACCGCCCACGATCTTTTGACAATGGGATCAGTAGCGAGCATATCCTCAGCAGTGATTACCCAGTTACGCCCCGTCAGTTGTGGATTTTGTTCTTTACCGCTTACATACCCAGATAAAAGATTTGTCCCGGGTATGCCGTAAGTTTTGTAAATGGGTTGAGCATCAACATATTGAGTCTCTTCCCCTTTAGTCTTTAGCGTCATAGCTGGATACATATTTTACCTTTTGAAACATCTTGATACATATTTAAACATTATTGTATGTGGCATATTTAGAGAAAATCAAATAAAAAGCAAATAAATGAAGATTTAGAGAAGCCAGCCCTAGAAACTGCAAGGATAAAGAGAGCCGGCTTGTACTCAATGTGTGCGTTAAGATCGCTAGAAATCATCTCAATCAAGGATACGACAAGAACGCGCTACCTTAACACAAAGCAAAGGCTACTTATTTCAATGTGCATAATCAAAAAGCAATTTTACATCTTGAGTGATGGGCGTGTCTGGTACGAGGGTAAATCTTATGATCCTCAAGACTGTGAATTTTTAGAGGGATCGTATCTAGTGCTCAATACAATAGATGAAAAAATTGAAAAGCTACCCAAAAAACAAGCTAAAATAGAGCCCGTTCATACTACCATAGAAAGAGATTTAGATATGTCTTTACCTTTAAATCTGGATATGCTCATCACATATCCGTCTATCACATCACAAGCGCCCGTAACTCACACGGCTATCGAAGCGCCAGCGTTACCACCAGAGATCAATCAGTTGCAAGAGCTGCTTAAGATAACTGGTAATAATTTACCCTTGGCGATAGCGATCTTAATTGCGTTGGTCTTTTACAAAGACAAAAAAAAGAAAGATCAAGAATCTCAAGATCATGCTATCGCTTGCGATATCGAGAGAAAAGACCTGCTTAAAAGACTAGATGCGATTGAATCCGAATTTAAGCAATTCGAGAAAGATCAAGTTAAAATTATGGTCGGCGATGGTGATATCAAAGATCGCATTGAACGCCTTGAACGCCATGTCAAGAATTTGCAATAGGTCTTAATCCTCAGTCAATAAATCGATTTCAATCTCATCAATGACAGCCAATAGCTTTTTTTTGATGGGATCATCTTCTTTAAGCAATGCCATAATAATATCTCTAAGCAATTTAACGCTGTGCAATGTCATTTTCTCTCCTCTTCTTTGCTTTATATCTAGATATATGCCAGTGCACTGACGCGGGATTGAGAGAGACGGCTTCGCCTATGACTCTCAAAATACAGCCCGCTTCGTACATCTCGATGATTTTATTGATTGTCTCTTGTGACGTCTTCACTCTTGGCGCTACTCGGTAACGCCCTTTTTTGCTGATATCCATGACCAGCCCTAGATCGATCAGCTTTTTGTATCGCAGTTGCCTTGCTGTCTCTGGATTACAGCCCATGATCTTAGCGATTTGATGTACTGGCATAGTATGATCGACAAGTCTATAATCGAATCGTATGGGCTTTTTGCCCCCCGCCTTTTTGCGTTCTCTAGGCTCTTTAGGCTCTTTAGGCGCTTTAGGCTCTTTAGGTTTTTTCTTTAGCCCGTACTCCATAAGAGTCGCGTCATCTAGCGTTTGCCCTTTTTCAATAAGACTTTCAAGGTAAAGCAATCGATCCATTTAAAATCTCCTCATGCTGGCATTTATAAGATTTCTTTGTTTTAGTTTCTCTTCAACGATATGCGATCTATCCTCGATAGGTAGTTTCACATTGACAGTTGAGTCAGACCAGCGCCAGTTAATAACATCGTATCTAAGCGCGTCGAGCGGGTCTTCATGCCCGTCTTTTTTCGGTTGTTCTTTTTGATCCCATGAGTAAGACAAAATTGCTTTTTTAAAGGAGTTGCCTGTTGCCCTATCGCCAGCATCCCAGACCTCACGAGTGCATAAGATTTGCTTTGAGTGCATAAGGCGTTTAACTCTGTTAATCCCATTCATGATATCGGTACGAATGGGATCAGTAGCCCATCTAAAAGTCATGCCTATGCCCTCTTGCTCTGGTGGTAAAGAGAGCGCCTTGAATGAGCTTTGAGCGGTATGGTCATTGCGATTGCTACCAGCCTTATCACCACTAGCGCCGTCAAGTAAAATGCGATTAGGGTATGAGCTTGCTAGACTACGAGGGCAAGCCTTGAGGAGTATAAGTCTAGCTAGCTCACTTAGTTTTATTTCTTGGGGATTGATCTCACCGCATATCACATCAGCTTTGAGATGTGGATCATGCACGATAAAGAGGACACTCGGCTTTCTAAATCCGAAGTCTACCACAATGCGCCCGCTATACTCTGGCTTGTATTGCCAGCCGTCGATTATGTGCGCTTGTGTCCATTCATTGTATATCATGCCAGCCCGTGGCTTAGGTTGATTTTCGATCATGGCAAGGCGCTCGTCTTCTGGTAAATTTTTAGTAGCCTCGAACCAGTCAGCGCTTAGATTGTTTGCATTGACATGACTAGAAAAAAAGATAGGTCTGCAATTTGCTTTTTCTGCCATCTCTACCCACCACGCGCCCCATACCGGCAGGCCTACCATGATAAGCTTGGGCGTTGGCCCACTTCTCAAACGACCTAGCGCCTTGAATGCCACCTCTTCGGTCAACATCTGGCATTCATCAATGACGGCAAGCCCCGATGTGATGTTAAGCCCCTCTAAAGAGTTTTGCGATGCGTCTTGAGTACCAGGGCGAAAATACGATCTCGTCCATACTGTATGCCCATTAGGCGCCGTCCATTTGCCCTCAAGCGCGTGATATGCCCATCCCTCAGCGCCTAGCCATTTTTGAATCTCTGGCGCTAGCACTTGCCTATAACGACCAGCTGTGTCGGTGATAAGCAAGCTCGATTTATTCGGATGCGCATCAGCCCATAGAGCAAGGGCAAAAACTAAGGCGCTTGTCTTGCCACTACCCCAGCCAGCACGAACGGCGATGAAGTTTTCATTTGATAATAGCAAGCGAGACACTAGCTCTTTTTGTAAATCGTTGAGTTTAAGCATACGCCTCGATCCATATCTCTCTTAATTTGTGCTTTAGGCGCATGATTCGAGTAAAAGTTGTGTTGTCTTTCCAGCCCATAAGATCAGCAATATCAGTGTATTTTAGGTCTTGCGATACTAGATCGATCAGCGTTTTATCATCATCTGACAGTCGGGATAGCATCATGGCTAGATCATGGGCAATGGCAAAGTTTCTCTCAGCATTGCCACCATCTGAGAATCGAGGATGCCCATAGTACTCGAAGCCCCCTAAAACTAGCCCTTTTGTGCTACCAGATTGAGCATGACCTGTTATCAATCCACTCATCGCCATGCTCTCAGTGATCATGCGTTTATCACGCCTATGATTATTGTGAATTTGCTGATAAAAATGGATTTGAGTAAGTCTTTTTAGATAAGAATAAAATCTATTTTTACTTTCAAATACCGTCTCTTTAGCGATCATATACTTGTATGTCAACTCATAAAAGCTTGTGAAGTGGTCATCTTTATATGCGCTATCAAAGCTTTTCTTGATCATATTTTTGAGCAGTGCCATAAAGTCATGATCCGCCATATCGACATGATCCCCATCAGTCATCTTGATGATCCAAGGGCTTTGAGGTGGTGGGGCTTGCAGTTTCTTTTTGAGTTTCAATTTCTGTTCCTCGTATCTGGTCAATCATGTCAATCACGATTGATTTAGGTTTTTCAATTTGTTCAATTTCTAGTTTTTGTTGTTGTCCGAATTCATCTCTAAACTGGGTCTCAAGCAAGAATTTAGCGGCTTTCCAATCGGTCTCGGCTGCTATGATCACGGTGCGCACTAGGCGAGAGCGCCATGCCAATTTAGCTTGTTCTACCTCAATAGCGAATTTTGAATCTTCTCTCTTCCAGCGTGAGATCGTGTCGATATTGAGCCCGACAATCGTGGCAGCTTGCCCCTCTCGATTGCCCTCAGCAATAAGACTAAGCACTTGCTCTTTTCTAAGCTCAACGCCGGATAGACCTTGAGAGATAGCCTGCTCTGTTTTAGCTTGTACTACCTCTAAAATCTCGCCTTGCTTTTTAAGCTTTTTGAGTTTGTCGATCTTGCTCATGACTTGTTATAGATTCTCCGACTGATGCGCTCGATAGCACTATCTGGCTCGATCTCCTTTAGATACTCGATAGCCTCGGACGCTGGATTATCGATAACAGCCACCAAGCTCTTTTCAATCACCACGCTAGAAGTCACATT